ATAACAAAGCCCCAGCTTGTGAAAGTCGGGGCTTTGTGCGTAAAAAACAGAAGGTGTGCATTTTGACACACCTTCATAATCCAACTGGATTACATCTAATTGGTAAAGTAATGTATCGGTATTATGAGGGCGGTTATTTAGCGCATAAGTTGTAATTCAAGAAACATTATTTATATAAACTGGTTTCACTCAGGGTGGACCTGGTCACCGATGGCTCCTGGTCCATCCTGATTTACACCAGATTTTAATCGAATTAATAAAGAGATGCGCCAATTGTTTTGAGAATTATAGTTGACCTAACACAAGGTAATAGTCTAAAATTTAGTAATTCAACATATTGTATGTGCATCCTTGCTACGTCGTCATCCAATTGTATGACGACGTAATACGGGCCTCCAATATATATCAATATACTAAAGAAATGTGTTGCACTAAATGAAGACTATTTTTTATCAGGTAACGCAACCTTATTTACACAAAGGTATTGCATTTAATAATCATCTATCAACTGCGCCGGCATCTACGGTTTCATAAACCTTGCTGCCGGCGCGATCAGATGAGTATATCAGTCATTTATAGAAATGCGTTTGAATATCTGAGTGTAATTTTATCAAAGCGAGAATTATGGAGAATATCTATCAGAAATCCGTACAGTTAGTAGAACAGGGATCAAAATTTAAAATAGACTTCAAAACACGAAGCCTTAAACTTAACGGTAAATATATTATACGCAACTCTCAATATGAAGGAAGTTTGGGGATAGAACCATGCACATCCATTGATGATTTCTTGTCTAATGTAGAGCTATTGTATGACCGATACAAACATTCTGTTCCATCCGAGGTAAGCGAATATAAAAAGAAGAAATATTTTAAGGCTTTATCTGAAAAGGATTTGGAAGATGAGGATATGCTGTTTGGAACAGGCAGAGACAAAGCTCAAATTGAACTGGAATTATATATTCTTTGCCAGATAATCTTAGGAATTGACTGGAATAACAACAAAATGGGGAAATGGTTCTGGCAAAGCAGCAAAGATCTTGATCTCGTAATATTGAAAGATTGGATCGCAGTAGAAAAATAAATATCAAGCAATAATTAAAACAAAACATATTATGAAACAATTAAAATTTGAATGCCCTGAGTGTGGTACCGAGTTTACAATTACAGCTAATCAGCCTAAAGCAAAAGAGCGTATTGAAGCTTTGAAAAAAGCGGGCATTGATGTTAGCAATCTTTTTGCAATGCAGGGGGCCGATGGGTCGGATTTTGTCGCTTCGGTACAAAATGGTGTCATCAGCATATTGGAAGATAATGATGCCATATTCCAGAATATTACACATCAGGGGACAATTCCTAATCGTCACCTATTTAGACGCTGGGTGATGGCACAAATGTTTCGCATGATTTACATCACAACTCCTTCTTCCGGTTATCGTAATCCTATGGGGTTTACAGAGGTAATTCGCAGTATGGGGTATGAATATCAATGGAAGATGTTGATTAATGAATTGTACGCCCAATACAAAATGTCGTCATATTCAGATTCTGATAATTTTAGAGACCGCAATCGTTGGTTCAATAAGGAAGTGGCATTGGATATGGCAAACGACTATGTAAAAAAACTCAACAAGAGATTTGAAGGATTAAAACAAAGAAAATGCAAAGGGATTCCATATAAACGTATCTGTGGTAAAAATATTTTCGTAGAGGATTTTGATGCAAAAGTACTTAGACCGTTGTATCGTGCCATATTTGAAATGCAAAATGCGTTTGATCCTCATAGTTTATGGAAAGCAGTTAAAAAATTCAATGGCTTACGTATCAAGATGCCTCATGACACCATTCAGAGTGCTGTGTGGATAGACGCTTATAAAGGCTCTGGGGCTTTCTTCACAATGCAAAATATGATTCGTTTTCATAATTGCTTTGTTGTCAACGATTTCGGCAAACAATTGAGTAAAAACAATGCTCTTTCCTTCTTGAATAAAAAAGCAGAGGAATATAAAAAAGAGGGCTGGCGTTTGATTGGGGTATTGAAAAAGATGTTAGATGATAATAATATTGATGTAGCCGATAAAATTAGAGAATGGCGTAAATAAATAACAGCAATGAAAACAAAAGCATATACTCGTTCAGTCACAATTCGTGACAACGACATGAACCGTTGGGATATTACATTTGAAGTCCGCGAGACAGACCTTTGTACAAAACGAAACATTGACACTCTTGAAGAGTTTGTAGAACACTTTGAAGTATCAGTGCGTGCTGAAGGTTGCGGTAGCTACGGTCAATGTTATGGCAGGATAACACCAAGAACACCTGGACAAAAAGACTTGCTTGATTTTTGGAATAAATACCATTGTGCCAGTATAGCAAGTGGGACCAGAGCACAAGAGAAATATCTTCATGGAGAACAATATAAAAAAGATTTTGATGGATTCATCAAACTGTTTTCCGGATACGATGAAAATTTCCGTAAACAGTTTGATGCCACATCATTCAATATCATGTGTAAGTTTTATCAAGTACAACTCGAACACATGCCTACATTGAGAGGAGTGATTTCAAGATATGCAGATGGTAATCCTATCGAATATATTCTTGGGCTTAACCCTAAACGAATCAGACATGATGCCAATGACTTGTATGTAAAATACATTTTTCTGGCGATCAGAGGGCTGTATATCGACAAAGGTTACAAATATGGAACTGATTGGCTTTACTTGCCCATTCCAGAAGATATATGCAAAAGAATAGATGATTTGTGCGAAGTGTTACAAAACGAAGAAGAAGATTTGTCTCAAAGCTTCGCTGTTCCAGGCGATTTTGACATGAGTGGTAATTTTGAAGCTACAAAAGATATTGTTGAAAAAGTTATGGAAATGCGTGATTGTGATGAAGAGGAAGCTAAACGGTTTGTAGCTCTTGGGATTCATTTGCAATTAACATTTGGTGATTTAGATGATACATTTCAATCGAATGGCGACTGCTTATATCAAGCAAATGGGACGGAATATTATATAGGTACAGAAGAAGAGTTAGAACAATTAGCCAGTGACATAGTACATAATAATGATGAGTATGAATATTTTTGGCGTGAGGCGGTTGCGGCCCAAAATACAATAGATTCTTTGGAAGACTGGTTGGATTCTATAATTTCCATAGACGGCTGGTGTTCTGTTTTAAATCATTGGGATGGTGAATACGAAAGTTATAAGATAGCTGGAGAATATATTTGTGTTTGTAGGTCATAAAATATTGAATTATAATGGAATATATTAAGCATTCTGATTTTAGTGCCATGTGTGACAAAATTAGAAAAATGGAAGCGGAAGAACTGGTATTAGCATTGCAAGCTCATGGTGGCAAATTTGTTTGGGTTGACGACGATAACAATGAGGAATTATTATACGAACCACCTACAATCATGGTCAATACGGATGAAGGCCCCATGGACGTTGTGGTTTATGAAGCACGGCTGAATAATGGACATATCAACTTGTTGGCTTACGATAAAGAATGGGGCAACAAGCAACATATCGAGCTGGAGTATATTGCCACCGGACATCTTGCATATCTTATAGAATACATGCCTGTTACAGACAAAGTAAAATCTGTAGCAATAAACGATGATTAATATGGGACATAAAAAGACGATTGATTATTGGAGACATCCCACCTATTTTGAAATTAAATCTGGAGAGGGAGCTATCCATTGGTTAACAATTGATATAGAAAAGGTACTAAAGCCTGATGGAAGTTTAAAAAAATGGTTTGTCCATACAGATGGATTACGATATAACCGACCATGAAGAAAGGTTGTTCCTGTTTTATACAAGAGCAACCTTTATGTTAATATACAGTTAAAGTGGACAACTATTCACACCATACAAGTAAACAAAATCTATTCAAATTAAAGCTGCGATAAAATGCCGTTAAAAATAGAAGACATAAAATTGGCAGGAACCAGGTTTGATGGCCGCGCTAAGTTGTCCCCAGAACAACGCCAGGCCATTCAGATTTTGGCCCGTGAAGGATATAGTCAAAGAAAGTTGGCCGCAATGTTTAATGTAAGCAAACGGCTTATACAATCTATACTATCTCCCCCTACACGCAAGACTTACAAACAATATCCAACTGAATATTGGACTGAGTTAAAACGAAAATATCGTAAAAAGAAAATTGATTTATATAAAAATGGAAAGATCAAGTTTAATAACAAGCTGAAAAATAAATGAGACGCAAGCGTATCAAGCGTGTAGCTAACATTGATTTTGGCTATCGTTCAATTACTGGCGCAAAGCAACATATAAAAGTATTCTTGAAATCGCTTCTTTCGCAAATAGGGCTACAACAAGGAATAGACTATGCAGTAACAGCTAATCATTTGCGAATTAGACATGTGAAAAATATTACAGGAAAAATAACCACTACACTTAAAGAGATATTCCCAGTATTCAATTTTTATTGGAAGACTCCAAGATTATTAGTGTGGTTCTAAAATAAATCATGTATGGAAAATTTAAAATTTAGTGTTGGAGATAATGTGAAAATTGTATCCAATGATCTGCAACCAGAAATGGTTGGAAAAATTGGTCGAATAAAGAAAGTGTACCCGTCATTTTCTGAAGATTCAGATAACAATATTCACCCTTCTTACTTTTATCGTGTTGAAGTAGGAGGAACTGTCTTAAAAGGAATTGCTACAAACGAAGATCTAAAAAGTGTATCACATCAAGACATCATGGTGCAAAATGTGTGTTTCGGAAAGCAATCGGGAACGGAATAAAAGAAAGGAAAACAAATGAATATAAAGAAAATAAAGGAACATAACCCTCAATCCTTTTTAGACGATTTGAAACGGGTAAGGGAAATCATGGTCTATGTAGCGCATACCAACTCCTACTATAAGATTTTTAAACACGAATTGTTGAGAGATGCGGAAGAGAAAGCCATCACGTACTATATAACGGATTCTATATTCGCCAGAAAGCGTGATGTCATGGTAATAATTTAATCGAGAAGATATGAAACAGACAGTAGAAGAAGCAGCCTACAACTATCTCCAAAAGATATTGGAATCAAGCGATTTTGAGATAAACTTTGAAGAAGATAATTATGATGCCGGTGCTCGCGATGCAGTACTTGATGTAACAGAACGGGCTTATATAGCTGGTGCTGAATGGCGCATTAATAGCGTGTGGCATAAGACCAAAGATGAAGTGCCACAAGCTCATGGAGAATACGAAAATGAACATTATCCGCAGATACCATGCCTTGTATATGGGAAATTAAGCACTGGAACTGGTTACGGTGTCCGCTATTGGAATGTAACAGAGCAGTGCTGGGACGATGAAGAGTGCGATGATTACGAGTGTTCCAAAGATGCCATTGAAGAATGGGCGTATTTGGATGATTTAATACCTAATAAAAAGCAATGATTATGAAATCAAAACAAGTATTATTATTCGAACAGATGACACATTTGCAGGAGCTTGGGTTGGATACAAGCGATGGAAGCATGTGTTGGTGTTACGCTCTTTCTTATAAAAATGCAAAATGGGAACTTGAAATATATGAAGATGTAATTAATCAAAAACGAGATAGTGCATTTTGGGAAATAATTCCCACTTATACTTTGCAGGATATTCTCGATAAGCTACCACATTATTTGAATCCATTTCCGTCCAAACAAATATTGTTTGCATGGATGATTGAAAAAGATGCCATAGCATACCGAAATGTTGAAGATATAGATGATTGCCTCAAACATTTTACTGATGATTTATTAATTGATGCAGCCTACGAGATGCTGTGCTGGTGCATTGAAAATGGGTATATTAAAACTAATCAGTTATGAAAGCGAGAATAAAAGCAACCGGGGAAATTATGGAGGTTGAAGACTTATATGATGATGGGACTGCCTTAGTGAATGGTAGGTATTTCAAAGTGTCAGAACTCGACTTCTTTGATAATTTTGAAACTATTGATTGGGAGCAAAGGCGTTATGAATTGGCAAAATCCGCTATGCAAGGGTATTGTATTGCTTTAGGAATAAACGATGACAGTGAAACTTATGATGATATTGCAATAGGCTCTTTGAGGGTGGCTGATGCACTAATAAAGAAATTGAAAGGGAAATAACTATGACCGAAGAACTTGTAACATTAGAGACAGCGAAGATGCTGAGAGAGAAAGGCTTTAATGAGCCATGTATGATTGCTATTAATATTGAAGATAGTAGACAATATGGTACCAATAGAACAAATAGCGAGTTACCAATAAAAGTATGTTCCCATCCTACTCAATCCGTTACACAAAAGTGGCTGCGTGAAACCAAGAAGCTACACGTTGAAGTATCCTATATGTATGGAGACTATTGGATATATGATATACTGACAATTCCGGAACATGATTTAGTAGGATTGTCGGATAGACCTATTATCCATTATAAATCCTACGAGGAAGCACTGGAAGCCGGAATACAAGAAACTTTAAAACTTATATAACCATTATGAGCAAAGGAATTTACACAAAAGAAAATGTAGGTAATGGTGTATTCATCTTTACCGTCAATAAGAATTTTGTAGAACCTAAATTTTGGGGACTGCATGAAGAAAACGAACAGGCACAATGTGTAGTTATTATCCATGATGACAATGCTTTATTTTTCTATCCGGAAGATATGGATAATGATACCCATATTCTTCTTGATTGGGAGAAAGAGCAAACAGGGAAGATATATCCAACCACAGAAGAAGGTATGAAGGATACTGATGGAATAGGCAATACCAAAGCATTAGCTGCATCCGGAAGCGAAATTGCTGAGAAAGTCATAGCATTGGACTTATGTGGATTAAGTTGGTACATTCCGACACTACAAGAGAGTGTCTTAGGGTATGAACATAAGGTTATGCTGAATGCAGCCTTAGCTATCTGCGGAAAACAACCAGTGAAAGATGACTGGTATCTGTGCTCTACGAGAAAAGAAAACAAACGCAATTTTGTTCTCGATTGGTTCAATGGTAGTTGGCTCAACGGCAGTCAGGACTTTGACAGTTGGGTTCGCCCCGTGTCCGCTATCTCTCTTAATTCACTTTAACCTTATAAATGATTATAACTATGGCAAAAGTATTTATAACAAAGTATGCCTTAACAAAAGGTATTAAAGAGATAGAAGCAGATATTATTAGAAGTAGATTTGAAGATGGAGAATATGTAAGGGATGGTTTATATTCTTACTTCCGTATAAGGGAAAACGCATTCACCGATAAATCCGAAGCGTTGAAAAAGGCGGAAGAAATGAAGATTAGGAAAATCGCTTCTCTTCGTAAGCAGATTGAGAAACTTGAGAAATTATCTTTTAAAGTAGAGGAGAAACAGCAATGAAAAAGATAGTGTTCAACGATAAATACGGCTTAACTCAGGCTGTATTGGAAAGGAAAAATACTCAAACAATATGATACAACAAGGAACAAAATTTGGAAAATTAACAGTGATAGGAATCAATCACAAAGGGAATGATAGGAAATACTATTACGATTGTATTTGCGATTGTGGAACTCATTGCGTTGTTCGTTCTAATGCCTTAACTACAGGTAATACGAAATCTTGTGGGTGTCTTATTAATGAGAGCAAAAACATTAAGCATGGATTGAAAAATACAAGGCTATATCGTATTTGGTCTGGGATGAAGTCAAGATGCTATACCAAAAGCAATCCTGCATACGATAGATATGGCGGTCGTGGTATATCAATGTGCCAACAATGGAAGAAAGATTTTACTGCATTTTATAATTGGTCTATGGACAATGGATATTCAAAAGAGCTATCCATAGACCGAATAAATCACAATGGCAACTATGAGCCATCTAATTGTCGTTGGGCTACTCCAAAAGAGCAAAATGACAATAAACGATGCAACATTCTTATAACCATTAACGGAACAACATTAGATTTGCAACAATGGTGTGATAAAATAGGAATTAAGAGAAGTGCTGTTAATACAAGGGTTAGAATGTGTGGATGGACTTATGAAAAAGCACTTTCTACACCAGTAAGGAAACATAAAGAATACAAGGTCAGATGAAAAGAATATTATTTAATCGTAAATTTGGGTTATTAGATGCTGTTTTGAAACGTCATAAAACGCAAACAAGGCGTATTTGTTTAGACCAAATTAACCCCACCGCCAATAAATCGAAATGGCATATTGATGATGTAGTGGCAATATCCCAGCCGTACAAAGATATATTAAGTTCTGCGTATTGTGACAAATACGAATTAGACAAATTGACACATACAAAAGGATGGAGTAATGCTATGTTTACAAAAGCTAACCTCATGCCCCATCAAATTCGCATTACCGACATCAAGATAGAACGGTTGCAGAACATATCCGATGAAGATTGCTTTAAGGAAGGAATTTTTAAATGGGATGCTGGACAAAAGGATATTCCTTTTTATTCATTCCATAATGCAGATATACCCGACTACAATGATCCTCGTGACGCATTCGCAGAACTGATAGATAAAGTCTCCAGCAAAGGGACGTGGGAGTCTAACCCTTATGTTTTCGTTTACGAATTTGAATTAGTTGATTACATAAAAAACATTGAACATGAAAATCATATTTCTTGATATAGACGGAGTAATTTCCACCGAAAAGTCACATTATGCACTTGATAAGGATGCGTGTGATTTACTTGGGAAGATTATAGATGCTACGGATGCCAAAATTGTTATTTCTTCGTCTTGGAGAAGAAACACGGTAGAAGATACAAAAGAAGAATTAACAACCGTAAGACATTCAGTCCCGTTTCCATTTCCATACGCTGATAGAATTGTAGGAGTAACTATAAGAGCGTATGCCTACATTATGCAAGGTATTCATCTTAGCATTCCTCGTGGAGTTGAGATAAAACAATGGATTGACACTCATATCCACTCTGAAAATGGAAAAAATTGGAACTATAAAGAGATTGGATCTGATTTTAATTACGTGATACTGGATGATGATAGCGATATGCTTCTTGAACAAGCTGAACACTTTGTAAAGACTGATACTCTATTGGGATTGTCGGAAGATGATGTTGAGCAGGCTATTAAAATATTAAACCAATGAGAAAGGTAGTTATTTCATAATAATGTATATAAACGAATATAATCAATGAACAAAGAAAGAAAAGGTAGATTCAACGATGTCATAAATTTACTGGAAGATGCCAAAGGGGAGCTGGAGGACATCTTAAACGAGGAACAGGATGCCTATGACTCCTTATCGGATGGGCTTCAAATGTCTTCCAGAGGAGAAAAAATGCAGGAGTATATTGACTTGACCGATGACTGCATAGGGAAGATAAATGTGGTGATTGATTTTGTGGAAAGGGAGATTGTGAAGAAAAATTAGATGCTTTATTTGTGTATATCCAATAGGTTTCTTATTTTTGCTGTAACATTAATTTATAAATACATGAATAGAGAAGAATTCTGCAAAATCATTACAGATATACGGAAGCGATCTTCCATTAAGATGAAAGATATTTGTTTTCAAATGGGAGTCATGCCTACTGCTGTGTATCGTTTAGAAAAAGGAAGTTCCAACTTTGAAATGGGGAACATGATGTCATATATAAAAGCTCTACACCATACTCTTGTAATCAGAAACGAACAGCATTCATATCATACAAATGACGCGCAAGAATTAGGATGTATATTGGCATTAATTCGTAAAGAAAAAAAATTATCGCAGAGAGCTTTGGCTGAAAAGACGGGCTATGTGTATTCTACAATAGTTAAAATAGAATCTAAAAAAACAGTTATAAGCATAGACACTTTGCTTAAAATTGTGGATGTTTTAGGTTATGATATTAAAATAGAAAATAATGAGCATTCTGGCATTTCATTAAAACTTTAAAAAGGAGAACTGATGGTTACGTTTATTTGTATTATCATATGGATGGTGGCAGGACTTTGTATTATTGTTATGTGTGAGTTTTCTTTAGAAAAAGAAAAAGACCAACATGTTTCATGGAAAAGATATTGTATTTGTATACTGTTATCCTGTCTACTTACTTATTTTCTTTTATATATGCACAACGAACACTATGAATTATTATCTGATTTTTTCTTGGCTGTAGGGCTAATTTGTGTTATTATTTACGCCATTTCTATGGCCTTTGCTAAGCGATAAAATATCAGACCTATCAATACCTGAAAAAAGAAGACATGTATCCACACGATAATATTTTCAATATTTATTACAATATAGGAAAACGAACTCCATTTTTAGTTAAACGATGTGAGGTGGGGCTGGTACGCTCCGCCAGCGAAGAAAGACGTATTGACCCAAACAAAGATCGGACTTTCTTAGTTGAAATAGTAAAGCCACACGGCAAATATGGTAAGGCTTATGGCAAATGTTTTGTGAACGGTAAGCCTGATGACACATATAGGCAAGAATGTTATCCAAATATCAAAGATGAAGAAATACCTTGTGCTGGGTGTGGGGAATGGGTTCTGATTGATGTTCCAGGTGTATCGCTTGATGAAATATTCCCTATTCACAAAGCGAGCGATACACTTATGTTTGGTAAATATAAGGGTAAATCTTTTGGTGACATCTATAAAGTAGATTGCCAATATCTTCATTGGTTAGAAGCAACGGACAGGCTTTTTAAAATTGACTTTGAAGAGCTTAAACAATTATATCCAGGTGTTGAAAAACAAGAAGATATACCTATTGCAGACAAAATAATTGATTTTGGGAAATATAAAGGGAAAAAATTTCGTGATATTAAAGATGACATTTCTTATCTTGAATGGCTTGTCTCAATCAACAGAATATCTGCTGAAGACTTCAAGTTGCTGACTACGGTATAACGGATAAATATATTTCGTTTTAATACCATAGAACAAAATAAAAAACGTTCGTTTATTTGAATTCTTTTGGGGTATCACATTTGTGTTAAATATTAACCCATAGGTTTATTTATTGTCTAATATATTTGGATGGTATAATTGTCTACGTTATTTTTGAAGTATAAATAACCATAAACGCTGACCTATCGGCATATAACGGGGATAAATTATGAATAGCTATAATATTTTCGATGAAGAACATAGTGGTACTATATTGTTCCATGCAATAGCAATGGATGAAGAACAAGTCAAAGAACTTGCGGAACAATCCGGTATAGATATTTCAGAACTTACAATAGAACTTGAAAGAATAAATGTTAAGGATGAGCTGGGCAGACCTTATTCTGCGAGAATTGAGGATGCCTTAATACATTGATATATGAATGATTGATATTGTAAAAAAACATGCCAGAAAGTAAATACGCATATGACGAGGAATCCGTCAAAGCAATCATGCACTGGGCGGAAACAGCACAGTTACCGAAAGAAGTAATATTATCAGAATCCGAACATATCTACGACACATCTCTATATGTCCGGGCGAACATAAACGACATCAAACAGCATTATCCAGATGCGTTTTATAACCCGGCTATTGACCGGTTGTATCGGTTAAAGGAATTTGTAGAAGGGGTGGCTGAATAGCCGCTCTTTTTTATGTCTAAATATATTTTTAAAGAAAAGTATAACCCTCCCCTCTTCCATTTTCCTATTCTATAGAAAACGATAGGAAAATGGAATACCAAAGTGTAGCAATAATAAAAGATGAAAATGATTCATCTCAAATGTTTATTCTCAATATCGAAAAATTAGCAGAAACGATTGTCATTAAAGGAAATGGAACAGAAGACTGCAATATTAAAGATTTTCTTAAATCAACAATAAAAGAAACTCTTAGCGATATTCTTATAGATTTGTTCCATACAGACAACTCCAAACCAGTAATTGTCAACATTAATACTTTGGTATCTGGAATTGTATCTATTTAATGGTTAGACGATTTTAAGAAGTTCCTTCCGTAGTTAGTGAACGTTATTTATTATAGACTAAAATTTTATTATATGAAAGCTATTATTGAAGCAAAAAAATATAGGGACAACAATTCTTCGTATATTGTTGTAGAGATACGCTTCTTTTGTGTTCCTATATTTTATTATAAAAAGCAATGGGCCTGTTAATCTATTTTCACGAAAGCATTTATATTTCCTGTTATTGTTAGATATGCTCCTTGGGTATTACTCCAGTACACTGCGGTTAAATACTCGTTGTCCTTTTTGTCTATAACAACCATCTTGATTGGATCAATTGTATTGACAATTTGTACGATGTCTCCAATTTCTATATTCATAATGATAAATGTTTATTAATTGAGAAAGTAAAGGTACTGCTATTTATTGACAATTGAATATAATTGTGTATAATTATTTTTCAAAAAATTACTTGGTTTTCTCAACTACCCCTACCCTATCCCAACTATTACTTAAAAAGGCCGAAGATATGTTCTCCGGTAATGCAGATAAAATTCATCAATTTACAAAGTCTTTTTGACTTCTTTTTGATTAGTTCTGTAAACCTTGCGATGGCAACTGAAATAATATCATAAATCAAAATAGCATAATTGATCCATGATATTTCAAATGCGTCGACAAGGTTTGCTACTAAAAGGGAACCTGCATGACCAATCTTACCATGTTGGTTGAAAATTACATAAATTGCTGAAAATCGTGTATAATCATTTATAAATATGCCAAAAAACAAATTATCCATTACGCCTCCAGACAAGAAGAAGACTTTGGAGGCATTTTTTCGTTATTATGAATTAAGTAGTTTATTATTCGATCAAAAACAAAGCGAAATATATAATGTCACAGATATTCCAAAAACAAATAAGTTTTATAAACCGGCCAAAGACATAGCCAAACAATTGCAAATTAACTGGAAGACTATGACGCATGAGGAGAGCAACCGTATCATGTTGGCTTTATTGGAAGATTCCTTTAATCTTATACGTGAAATAGAAGATTCTAAAGCTATAACACTTCAAACTAAAATAATAATAGAAAAATGAGTACTGTACAGATTTACGACTTGTATGCTCAAAAGATTGCCGATATAACTAATGTCCCCTACCCTTACATTGTTATATTGAGAGACAAGAGTTTATTGAATTTAAAGGAAGCAAGAGACAAACTAATCCGGCACGATTATTGGAAATTGGTAAAAACAAACAAGTTTACACATAATCAGATCCTTGAAAATCTTGCCAGTATATATGATGTAAACAAACGTCAAATTTTATATGCAATTAAATTTAAACCCAAGCGTACATATTATTGTCAGCAATGTGGCTCCCAATTATCTAAAATAAAATTTATCCGGAATAACGGTATATGTGACAGGTGCATTTCTAATCAAATTAAATTATAATTTTATGGACAATCTGTACATTGAAGCGTATAAATTCTATAAAGAAGAATGCGCAAATAGTTTGGTATTATTTCATAACCAATCTTGTTTTGAAGCCTATGAAGAGGATGCTATTCGATTAAGCAATCCCCTTAACCTTCCTGTAAGCTATAGAGCGGGCATAAAATATTGCGCTTTTCCAGAGGATGCTCTTGAAAACTCTCTGCCGCTTCTTGTACACATTGGTATTCCAGTTAAAATTGTAGAATACCGTAATGAAAAAGGAGAATTTTCAATCCCAAAAGTGAAACGTATTTTAGAAGATGAAATCATGGATTATTGAGATTTTCGATATACTAATAAAGATTTTTCCAATTCTCTGAAATATAGTTATTTATATTGATTAAATTATTTAGTTTTCGTTTAATTTAAATATCTGTATTACAATATTTTAAATATAAAATACATTCTAAATTGATTATATTTTCAAAAACAAAATATTACCTTTGCCTCGTCGTCTTATAGTTGGCGAGGCTTTTATATGCAAACTAATATCATAGCAATATGGACAGAATAAAAACAAAGTTGAAATTTACTAAATCAACCGTTTCTGGGTCTTGGGTGGGATTTATCTCTATCAATACTAAGACCGGTAAAATAAAAGGTGTGAGAGAAGATTCCGAAGAACCCAAATGTGTATGTATTGCATCACGTGAACTGGAGGCGGTAATCGAACCAGATGTATTATATGATGTGCAAATGATTCCAATGACAAATAATAGACGCGGATTCATTGTTGTTGCAGCAGAGCCACATGCTTTTGAAGCTAAGATAACTTCTACGGTTGTTAAAAACGCCATATATAAAGTAGAAGTAAAATTTGGGAACAAAACCATAATATATGACCCTATGGACGGTGAAAGGTTTTCTATTCGTACCATTAGCGGTGTTATAAAGCAACTGGCAAAGCGGAAAGACATTAAAAACCTTTTGCTGGTTATTGAAGATTTTCGTAAAGCAGCCAATATTGTGTTAACTGTGTTTCAAAATGATGGCCACTATGTCCCCACAAATAAAGCTTATAAAACAACAAAAGCCTAAATTACCACGAAAGCGGAAAAAAGCATGTATAAAGGCACAGGGACGTAAATCGTATTACAGTACAGTTAATCTTGCTAAAGTGGATGGCGAATACCCTTGCAAATTTTGGATTAATTCGACAGTGGAGATGAGACCAACAATGATAAATGGTACTGTAGCTCTTATTCCCACTCCGTCTCAATATTGGTAGGATATGATAAGAATCCCAATAGAAGGAATAGCTACAGATGCAGCTCATTCTGTAAAAAATAAGACAACAGAGTATCAAGGAATAGATTTGCGAACCGGACAACGGATCTTTTATCAGAACCTGGGAAACAAAACGGTGAATATTGGAGAGTTCTTAGGCGTTGTTGAAGCGGCGAAATACATTATTGAAAACGATTATTCCCCCAGAATTATCTATACAGATAGTATAACAGCAATAACTTGGTTCCAAAACAAGAAAACGGCATCCAAGAAGAAATGTAAAGAACTTCAGAAAGCCGAGATATTTCTTAAAATTCTTGCATGGGATGTTGATACAATTGAGGTCCGGCACTGGAATAACAAAGAATGGGGAGAAACCCCAGCTGATTTTGGGAATAAATAAAACTGTGTTGCCAATCATAAGCAGCTAATAATTAAATTATTATACAATGAAAGAACAGCTTATAGACGAAAGGGCAAGTATTATTGCCAATTTAAGACAATTGGTTGAGTCCTTGGTAGAATTAAATGCGAGAACCAAAGCACACGTGTCTTCCAATAAGACAGACATTAAGAAATTGAAAAAAGACAATAAAAAGTTGGAAAAGATGAAGAGCCGAAACTCATTTTTTATACGGTTCTTTTCTTTATTCTTTAAGTCTTGATAAGACGATGCCGCAATGGTGAAATAGGTATACACGATGGACTTAAAATCCATTTATCAAAAGAGATAGTGCAGGTTCAACTCCTGTTTGCGGCACAATGACATAAGTTAATAAGAGTTCTTTGAAATATATCAAATTAATATACGATGAAAAAGTATGTAGAACAATTCTTTTTTATGATAGCTATCTTATTCGTTGGCAATAGGATATTCAACCATGTTAACGCTTGGTTGGGAATTGCTATATGTTTTGGGGTTTGCTATCCAGTTATTAACATCATTAAATTAATTATCAAAAAACATGAAAACAAAGATTAAGTGTATGTTGGTTGCTTTTATGGCAGCTGTAATTTTTTCATCCTGTGAACGTGTCGCTCCTAACTATGCCGGAGTTCTAATGGAGAACTATGGTAAAGATGGCAAGGAGGATTTTAAGATTGTGTCTGGGAAGGTATCTACATGGGAATGGGGAACCGAATTGTTTCAGGTGCCGTTGTTTGAACAACGTGGCGGATTTCAGAAATCAGTAACGTTAAAAGCGGCCGATAACACAGAGTTCAACGCTACCCCTCTATATTCATATAGAGTTATTAAAGACAAAGCGATTGATGTTGTATTTGATAATAAGCATATCGGAAACGGGGATGGATTTATGAGATCTTTAGAGGATAACATTCTTGAACCGCGCATTTATGACCTTATTAAAGAAGAAAGCCGAAAATATAAAACCGATACGCTCATGGCTGATGGCGGCTCTTTAGCTTTTGAAAAGAAACTGGAGGATATTGTTAGAACAGAATTTAGAGACCGTGGCTTGGACCTAAAATCATTTTCAGCTCAATTAGAATTTAGCGATCGAGTAAGAGAAAAAATTGATAATAGAAACGAGGTTAATACTAATATCTCTGTCATAGATCAAAAAATCGAAGAGCAGAAAAAGCAAAACGAATTGGAAAGGTTAAAGACAGAGCAGGCTCTTATTGCCTCAAAGGGGTTGACAAAGGAAATTCTATACAAACAGTTTATTGATAAATGGGATGGGAAAACACCTTTATACGGGGTGACTCCAGAATTTCTTAAAATAACCAATTAACAATATCCGCTTCCTTAAATAACAAATACCAAGGAAGCGGATTTAAAGGACCGGTAGCTCAGTTGGTCAGAGCAGCAAACTCATAATTTGAAGGTCAAGAGTTCAATTCTCTTCCGGTCCACACCACATAGGTTATTTAGTAGTAGTAGTATTCCCCCAATTCGTTGTGAAATGCGTTGGGGTGTTGTTCTGGTAATTCAGCAGGTTAGAATGCGACACTGACACTGTCGAAGTCGGTGGTTCAAGTCCATCCCAGAACACACGGTTTACAACGTTCTTTGACATTTTGAAAAAAAGAGGAAGCAATGTGCTATGAAGTTTTCATATAACTTCATGGAAACAACTGTAAACGAACCGGTCACCGTTGCACATTGCCTTTATTCCTCAAATCAAATGTTTCGTTCTTGCAGATTTTCGCTACCCACAATGGTACCAATTTGTGTGACCGGCCACGAAGGTGATGCTGCAAGATACGACCGTTATTTTTGACTGGGTTTAACGGCGACCCTTAACCTCGGCTATAAGGAGCCTTATCTCCTTTATAAGCCACGCCAATGCGCAGATTGGCAAGGTTATATTCAACAACGTTTCCATTGCGGTTGCAAAGTTAAGACTTTTAGTCAAAAGCCGGTGAAAATCCGGCAATTTACTCGGCTCGTCTATCGGAAAGGACATCTGCCTTTCGAGCAGGAAAGAATGGTTCAACTCCATTGCCGAGTGCAACAAGCCCGAAGTACAAGGGAACGAACATGCAGGTTATGCTGAGACAAGTCGATATGCAAGTAAACTAAGCCCTGTCTGGAATCGTTGGTCCAGGAGTGTGATACCGAGCTGTTGGTAGAATCGGTATGTTAGATGTCTTTATGGGAGTGTTCGATTCCTCCACCATCGCCGAAAGGGGATGGGTCGGCCAGGGAGATAAAGACATCATTTGCTCTTATAGCTCAGTGGCAGAGCGGATGACTGTTAATCATCAGGTCGGTGGTTCAAATCCATCTAAGGGCGCATTTGACGAATAGAAGATTGTTATTGGATTAGCTTATTTTTCTTTCCGTGAAGCTGTGAAGTTGTGAAACTTCCAGCTATCTGGTTCATTAGCCAAGTGGTAAGGCAATGGTCTGCAAAACCATGAACGCAGGTTCGATTCCTGCATGAACCTCTAAAAATGGGGAGCTGCAATGACTCCCCCAAAGATAACAACCATAGTGATGTATGGTTGTGAAATCAAAATGACTGCGACTATTCGCAAAGTTGAACCAAAAGAGACATGACAGTTATAGCTGTCTGAAGGACAACGCAGATTGCAACTATGTTATCTCTTCGCTCTTTACTAAAATGATTCGACTTACCAGTAGGTTTAGTCATATTGCCTGCAAAGGTAAGTGAAATTTGCGATAAACTGCCATTTTGAAGAAAAACTGTTTAGGGTTAAGTGGAAGCCGGCCCCTGTGCAATTGCTGGAAACCCCAGTACAAACACTTATCCGGTCATGGTGGTTACAGTTGATCCACCATTATAGTGCATTAGTTCAGTGGTTAGAACGCTACACTGTCACTGTAGAGAACACGAGTTCGATTCTCGTATGCACTGCAAAAACACAACCATGCAACCAACTACTGCATGGAGGAAGATAAAAATAAATCTATTTTGATTAAGCATCAGCTACTTTCTAAACTTAATATATAAAATTATGGGTAAAATTACAATGTATGATAATTTAACAAGCGTTGTAGCAAAATTAAGCGAAGGAAACCCTGGGGCAATGAACGCTTGCTGCTTATTAATCAAAGAAGAAGGTTCCGTCTATCCATACGGAAACAGTTTTGAATATATTAAAGATCTGGATGATCTTGGCATATATGGAACTGATATATATGTCCTGTGGAGTGACATTTGTCAACGTGATTTAGCAAAGATGATTACCATGTTACGAATCGCAATGAGAGATGCAGGCAAAGCGGATTTGCTCAGAAACGCTTGTGGTCGACAGGATTATTCTGGACGAAAATTATTGCAAGACGATGATATTTTCGGCTTAATTTTCAATTAAAATTTAGAAAAATGAAAAAGTACATTGGAACAAAACAGATTGAAGCAGAACCTATGACATTGGGTGAAGCGTTTGAGAAAAATTTACTGCAAGCAGATGGTTTAGAACCCACTGAAGCCGAAAAAAGCAAAACAGGTTACCATGTGAAGGATAAATATGGTTGTGAAAGTTGGTATCCTGCCGAACCCTTTGAAGAAGTATATAAATGTGCAAATACTTTTCTTGACCTTTTGATGATTGAGTATAAAGAACTCGTGAAACGATTTGAAAAGTGTACTGCATTTGTAGATTCTGAAAAGTTCCGTGAAGTGGTTAAGGAAGATTATCCAGCCTTCTTACTCTATATGCAAGGGAAAGCTATGGAAAACTATCTCGTAGCATTAAGTAATCGTATAGACTATGCAAATGGTGTAAAGAAAAAATTTAATACACGTTATAGCTTCGGTGAAGCAATCCAAGCGTTGAAGTTCGGTTTTGCCATCCGTAGAAATGGATGGAATGGCAAAGGCTTAATGGTATTCAAACAGGTCCCGGCTCATATAGAAAGTGACATTATCCCTAAGATGCAATCTCTTCCGCAATCAGCAAAAGACCTTATTCTGAAAGGCAAAGGATTCATTGACTATACAAGCCAGTGTCTTATCTACAATGAGAATACTGGACGTGCTGATTCATGGGTTCCGTCTATCAGTGATGTATTTGCAGAAGATTGGGAGATTGTGAAATGATTAAAATAATAAAATGGACCGGAAAATTTTCCGGTCCATTTTATTAATAAACTTTCTTTCCTTTACAGTTAACCACGCAGTTGTATATGGCTAACTCACCCAACTTATCTCCTATACGCTTACAGTAATTATATGCGCCACGCGCACCAGAGAACTCACCTCTTCCATGCAGGTAGACAAGTTTACCTTGCGAATAAGCTCCTTTACAAGCGGAGATAAATAAGTCATATTGTTTTTTCATAGTTTTTTAAAATTAAAATTATGATTACAAAGGTAATCATTATATAGAAAACTAAAAATAAAAGAAACAAAAAAATGAATTTTAAATCACAAATATGTACTACCCGTGAGCAGTCAGAAAGATTGCTCGCTTTGGGATTGAAGCCGGGAACGGCAGATATGGTGTATCATTACACAAAGAGTAAAGTACCTGCATTGAAATGGGAGTTGCAAACTAAGCCGCCAACATCAAGAGGGAAGTTTTGGACACCGGAAAGAATAGCAAAGTTAGCATCGCCTTTTCATAAACATCCAGATGGAACGCTTATGACCGGAGAAGAAGTGTTTGATAAAATATGGGGTAAAGATATTCCAGCATGGAGCTTATCGAGACTGTTGGAAATGCTGCCTAATGAAATTTTAGGTCCTAAACATAGATTTAAAGCGCACAATCCAGAATTGATAAAACAGACTTTGGGGTATAATCTATCAATACGAAGAGATACGACAGATTGTTTGGCTGAAACACAAATTGAGAATACTTCAATTGAATGCTGTGTATCCATGATAGAATGGCTTATTAAGAATCACCATTTTAATAAAGAATATCTGAAATAATAGACATGAAAAAAGATGATGATAGGCATTGTAGCGAATGTGTACACTATGAGGCTTGCCCGAACTATCAGATGTATTGTAAGGCTCTGCAAAAGCGGATAACAGGCAGAAAGACACCTCGTTATTGTAAGTATTATAAATCATTTATAAAATCAGCAATGGAAAATAACAATGATATAAAACAGTCTCTTTATGATATACAGCCTGGAGACAAGGTATATTTTAGGAGTAATTATTTTTCTACAATATATACTGTAGACCGTGTAACCCCAACTTTGATTATATGTAATAATACAAAGTTTCGTAAAAGCGATGGTAATAAAACGCCTGCTGAAAGATATAATTATAGCAGTATAGAAGTGCTTACTCCCAAATTATTAAATCAGCATCAGCAAAAAGTGATGCGGGCGAATTTAGTACGACAATTCAAAGAAATTCAGCCTGACAGATTGACTAACGAGCAATTGCAACAAATCATTCAAATAACTCAATTACCCAATTCAGATGAAAATATTTAAAAAACTGAGAAAATGGTGTTACAGCACATTGGAGTTTGCCAGACATACATATTCTGATATTCATGGGCCGTATAAAAACAGGTCAGCACGAAGGGCCGCAAATAAAAAGAGATAAAATTCCATAAAAGCGCGGATTTATTCTTATCTTTGCGATATAAACAAGTGAGTCTATCCTACATTTATTAACTTATGATTGAAAATGTAGATAAATTGGAATTTTGGAATGTGCTACCAAAATGATACCAAGTGTATAATATACTGAATATCAATATCGTGCACGACCCTGAGGGTGTACGAATAAAAAAAGTAAATTGAAGAAAAGACTCTGAAAGTTATTGACTTTCAGAGATTTTTCTTTTATGCCCCCAGAAATATACAGAAACAACGGCTCGGTTTGGACCCACGTAAAAAGGGTCAACGTAAAAACCTGAGGGATTCATAGCTTATGCATAAATTTTCGCCAGTCTGAACAGGAAGAAAGCT